GTCTTGATTTCAATCTCTAGTGCTGTCTCGATTAGAGATAGTTGAATTGGGTTAATCGCTAGTGTTGCGGTCATTGCTAGTGTTGTCATTTTGTTTCTCCCTTTTGTTTTGCGGTTCTCCCTGAACCGTTAAGATAAAGATACACGACCTTCCTGACATTTGTCAAACTATAAAACAAAAAGCTTTTACGGCGTGTCGGAAAAAGGAAAAGCCCCCCGAATGATCGAGGGGCTTTCCTTTAGTTCTTTAGGCTGCTGTAGTTGAAAAGGTGCGGGTGTCTAGTTCTGCCTCTTCTTCCTTTGCTACGGGGTGGTTTAGAACTATGTCTAGGATTTCCTGAGCGGATAGTTCTCTATGCGGTAGTCCACGAGTCTCTTCTTGGACTACTACCTTCTCCACTGGTGCAGTGCAACCTAGTAGAAGTTCACGAACCTGCGCCTTTGTGTCAATGATGTAATAGTAAGTAGTTCCCTTGATTGTGACTGCTGTTCCATATGCTGACATTCTTTGTTTCTCCCTTTTTCAGTTATCAAGGCTCCCTGCCTCAATGAGATAAATGTATCCTATCTTCCTGCACTTTGCAATCTATCTAGTCAGATGACTAGTCAGAGTTTTATCCACCCCCCTTGAGAGTTGGTGTTTTAGTTTGAATTATATTTTCCAGGCTGAGGACCTGGCCAGTAGCCCGGAAGTGATAACTCTTAGATGAGAAAGTTTTTTCTTTGATCTTGAGACTTAAAAGTCTTGAAAAGACCTTGAGAGTTGCTTCTCTTGATGACCCTTTTTGTATAAGTATTTTTGAAAAGTGATGAGCCTTAAAAAATAATTTTTGTTATCTAACTTGAGAAAAAAATAAATTATTTTGATGACTTGCCCTTCAGATTTTCAAAGAAAAAGAAAAAAGAAAAGAGGTAAAAAAGTTTAGGAAACGATTTGGAAAAGGCTCGGAAACAAGAGTTGCCTTCTCACAGGCCAAAAGCAATTTAAGGAAAGGTTCATATATTTGCAGGTATCGTACAAGAATCAGCCCAAGCATCAAAGTGCAGGTACATCAGGTCTAATTTTTCTGTACGGCTTTCTAAAATACTGTAAAATAGAATAGTGAAGAAGCCAATCAAACTCCCGGAAGACGAAGTCAGATACATCTCCTCGCTAATGCGGGATGAGATGGAGTCTCGTCTCCGTGCCTTGTGGCAAGCTGGTTGGTCGCTATCTATTATAGGAAAATCTGTTAAACCAGAGCGTCCTAAGACAACTATTCACTTCTGGGTTAAAAGGGCAGAGAATATGAAGCAGTTTAGAGATGTCCCTCTCCCACCGCCAAAATCACTTACCACCTCTGTACCTACGAAGAATGCACCTCGCCTAAGATCCATTTCTCCCGGCGTCCCTGCAGATATTCGTCCTCGCCTACGAGAGCTATCAGCTCTTTCAAAGCGTTATAGAGCAAAGACATCACCTGATAGCCCGCTCGCTAAAGCAAACCGAGAGCTGACAGAGATTGCCATTGATTTACGAAAGCGTGGAGTTCCGACTGCTGCAATTGCAGAAGCCGCTGGAGTTACATATCGTGCAATGGCACGACGACTAAGCAACTACTAGAGACGAGACAACTGTGAGCATGGTCTACAAGACCGCTTCAGGCAGCTACAGCGAGGATCAACTTGTTGTAGTTGTTTGGACCAATCCCAAAATTACTAAGCGTCCTCACTCTCGACGTCTTGAAACTATGACAAGTCCTCAGTCTAGCTTTCCTATGGCATTTCCAATTGAGTCTTTAAAAAAGCACCATGCATGGAGTAAAGCCAGAGTCGCCAAGACTTCGGCAGAGTTTGATGATTTAATTGGTTCCACATCAAGAGATAACCCCTTACTAGTCCCTTTGTCTTTAGCCAAAAAAGCGTTAGGCTGGGATCAATTCTTTATCCCTACAGAGTACGTTGAAACAGGAGTATAACTATGCGAGCACTTGCAGATGTTTTCCCAGCAATCGCATGGATTGCTCCCCCCAATAGCGTCAAGCTAGATGAGCTTTCTACTAGCGGCCCTTCGCCATCTGGAACCCGCAAAGTAGATCGTATCCGAGTTGTCCTACTTGGAAACAATATCCTTATTGCTCAAGATAGCCCTGAAGGTCCTAAGTTGGTCTTTAGAGAAGGGTTCACCACTCGGCAGACCGATGGACCTATGACCAGAATTAAAACCGATACAGGCAAGATCATTGCCTTTACCAAAGACCATAACTGCGGTTGTGGATCAAGACTACGCACATGGAACCCATACGGGAACAGCGGAATTATGATGGCAGAATCGGATCCAACAGAATGATTGATATAACCCCTCTTCATCTAGTCCTTTTAGGACTAGCAACATATAGAGCTACTAGACTCTTGACCAGAGATATCATAACTGCAAAAATAAGAGAATTTTTATGGAAGAAGTTTCCGCCAGAGTCTTCCTTTATTGGATACCTCTTCACATGTGAGTGGTGCCTTGGTTTTTGGGTAGGGTCAGGTTTCGTATTATCTAGTATCATTATTCCTGAAATCACATATATAGTTGCGACTATTTACTCAGTCTCAGCTATAGCAGGATTGTTGACCGCATATGAGGACAAATGAGTCTCGTATTCCGCAGCATAGATGACAAGGAGTAACAGTGGGCATATTCACTAATGACGAGCCAACACAGCCGTCTCCTCAACCAAAAAAATCATCTGCTAGAAGAACAAAATCAACATTCTCTCGCTCAACACAAATTGTTTCAGCTCCTAAACCTTCTTCTTCAGTTTCATCAATCTTTTTATCAGGACAAGCACAAGCTGCTAACTACTCAACTCCTCGTTCTCTTACTGCAGCAGCAGCTCAAATTAAGATTAACGATAAAGGCGAATACGAGCAGTTTAGAGTTCGTCGTGCATCCGCTTCTAGTGCTTGGCAACAAGAAGCTTGGGAATATTATGATGCAATTGGTGAAATCAAATATGCATTTAATTTAGTTGCATCTGTTGTATCTAGAATTCGTATCTATGCAGCAGTTGTAGATGATCCTACAGAAACACCTATTTCAGTTCGTGTATCAGACAAGGTTGACTCAAGACTTGCTACAGCAGCGGAGCGAGCACTTGATCGTTTAAATTCCGCATACGGAGGACAGGCAGGTCTACTTAAAGATGCAGCACTTAACTTATCGGTTGCTGGCGAATGCTACTTGGTACAAATGCCAGCTCGCCCAGGATCTGGTATTCCCGAGTCTTGGGATATTCGTTCTGTTGACGAAGTAACAACTGATCCTCGAGGAGGTTTCAATGTTATTGGTCGTCGTGAACAAGGAACTTCAGGTAATGCTGGTAGTAGCGGACTTGTAAATAAACTTTCTAAGAATGCATTTGTTGGTCGTGTATGGCGTTCACACCCACGCTTCTCCGATGAAGCAGATTCATCACTTCGTGGTCTTCTAGATCTCTGCGCTGAACTTCTACTACTGAATAGGACATTCCGTGCAACTGCTAGATCTCGCCTTAATGCTGGCGCTCTTTATTTACCTGATGGTCTTTCTGTTGCTGCTCAAGCGGATCCAGACTATCCATACGATTCTGAAGACGGCATCGGTGCTGGCTTTACTGCTGAAGAGGCAGAAGATGAGTTCGAAGAGCAGTTAATGGATGCGATGACAACTCCGATTCGTGACGAAGAGTCCGCATCAGCAGTTGTCCCTCTTATCATCCGTGGTCCTGCAGAACTTGGCGACAAGATTAAGCAATTTAAGTTCGAGCGTTCATTTGATCCAGCTTTAGCTGAGCGTTCTGATCGAGTACTAGAGCGCATCCTTCAAGGACTAGATGTTCCAAAAGATGTTGTAACTGGACTTGCAAATGTTAAGTATTCAAATGCATTGCAGATTGATGAAACACTTTACAAGGCACACATCGAACCATTGATGCTTCTTATTGCAGATGCTCTGACCATTGTCTACTTGCGCCCATATCTTATTGCAAGTGGATTTGATGAGACAGCAGTAAATCGTATTGTTATTTGGTATGACCCATCAGCAATTGCAACTCGTAATGACCGTGCAACTGATGCTGATTCAGGTTTAGATCGTGGTGCAGTTTCATACGATACATGGCGTCGTGCTCATGGATTCTCAGATCAAGATGCTCCTACTGCTACAGAAGTTGCAATTAGACTTCTTACAGAAAAGGGAAATATCACACCAGAACTTACAGAAGCAATGCTCGGTGCCGTTGCTCCTGATGTTATGAACGCAGTTCGTTCTGCACAACAAGCAGCATCTGTTGCTCCACTAGATCCAGCTGTAGAGCAAGCGCTCAAGTCAGCTAGTGAAGGTCAAGCATCGGCTGAACAAGCACCACCAACACAGGAGGCATAAATGGCTGTAGAAAAACCAGAACTAGTAGCTTGCTTAGGTGAGACTCTAGGAAACACTGTTGTCATGTACTTTAAAGCACATGGACATCATTGGAATGTAGTTGGCTCAGACTTTGCTGAGTTTCACGACTTCTTTGCTGAAATCTATGAAGATGTTTACTCAGCAATTGACCCACTTGCAGAGAACATAAGAAAGCTTGGATCTCCTGCACCGTATCGTCTTGCAGATTTTGATTCACTTACATCTATTCAAGATGTAGAAATCGGTGGAGATTCTGCTGCAATGGTTCAAGATCTTCTTGTTGCAAATCAAATTTTAATTGATTGCCTTAACAAGGCATTTACTTGTGCTAATGATTCTAATGAGCAGGGTGTTGCTAACTTCCTTGCAGAGCGCATTGATATGCATGGTAAGTGGAAGTGGCAGCTCACAGCATTCATGGGTCAGATCTAACAAATGTCTTCTACGCCAAACCTCGACCCTGTAGTAGAGAGTATTGTCTCTGCTGCAGGATCTAAACCTGCTCCAAAAAAGGATCAGGTTAGAGGTTCAAAGAAGAACTCTAAAGGTTCTGCTTCTGGCGAAAAGAAAGTTAACTTTAGTAAGTCAACAGAAAACTCTTTATCTGCAAAAGTAGAAGAGCACAATAAGAAAGCAACTAAGGGTCGTAAAGCAACTCTTGCAATGCTTAAGGCAGTTTATCGCCGTGGCGCTGGTGCATACTCAGTATCACATCGTCCCGGTATGACCCGCAATCAGTGGGCTATGGCTAGAGTAAATGCTTTTCTTAAGCTACTTAAGTCTGGAAAGCCTACACACTCTACATACAAGTCAGACAATGACTTGCTACCTTCAGCACATCCTAAGTCTTCAAAGAAATCAAAGAGTCTTAAGGCGTCTGCAGCTTTAGTTCCAGAAGAAGCAGATCTAGCTGGCGCACTTCTTGAGATTGCAACTAAGTATGGAAAGTTTAATGAAGATGAAACAGGTATCTGGGCTGGATATGTCCCTGCTGCAGAAAACAATGTTAATCAAATTGGAGTTAATTGCCGCAACTGCGTTCTTTATGCAGGTGAAGGTCAGTGCCAGATTCTTGCTATGCCTGTTGAAGAAGAGGGTCGTTGTCGTTTTGCAGTAATTCCTGATGGCGTTGTAGATGTTGGAGTTCTAGAAGGAGAGAAGCAGAACTACAAGATGGCTACTCCAGAACTTATAGAAGACATTGAACACGAATACACAATTGATAGAGAGCTTTCAAT